GACGCGGCAGGATCGGAATCTGGTCGAAGGGCAACCCTTCCCAGACATAGGGCTGCATCGTGTCGGGATGGATCGACGGCGGCAGCACATCTTGCACCGCCCCGCCGCGAAGCTCAAAGACAGTTGTGTTGCCACGGCCATCCTTGTTCGGCCATGCGATGGAATGCCGGGAGAGATCATCCCGATGGGCGCGGAAGATCAATTTCCCTCGCCCCTCCCGGCCCCGGATTCTGGCGGTTGATGCCATCAAGGCGTCAAGATCAAGACCGAGCCCCTCGAAGATGATCCGCGTCCATTCCATATGGTCGATGTCAATGGCGCAAGTGCCGGTCCATTGATGGATGAGGCCGACGTTCCAGGTTGGATTTCTTGAGTAGAAATCAATGGCACCCTGTCCGGTGAGTGCCTTGTCCTTCTGGTTCCAGCCGTAGGATGTCGGCCCCTTCTGCCCTGCTGGGATCGGGACAAGATACCAGCCGAGTTCGGTGTACTGCTTGATGCTATCAATGATGGTCATGTTAAGGACGGCCTCCCCATTGTTCAGCCATCGCTTGTGCGATGCCTTCAAACGTCCTGCTGCGTTCTTTCCAGCGATCTGGCCCCGGCGGCATCTTGTGAATGCGTGCCTCTCGGCCTTCCACGATGTTGGTCGGCGTCAGTTTCGGCAGGTTCTTGAGCCAAAGGCAAGTGGCCTTGGTTTCTCCATGCCCGAATTGCCACGGCTGGATGATCTGGTCTGGCTTGCGGATGCGGCTGCTGATGACGCTAATCGGGTTCTCCAGCGCAATGCGCTCGATAGGCGCGTCCATGAGGCGATGCACAAAATCGAGTGCCTCGGCCTGTTCGATCTGCTTGTCCTTGAACCATCGAGCACCGGAAACGGCGAGATGAGTGCAAGGCGGGTGAGCGATCATCAAATCCCAGTTGCGATGCAAATGCTGAAGCACATCTCCGTGGATATGATTGCCAAGGCGTTCGGTCGGCAGCAGGTCACAAGACCAAGCATCGTGGCCTCTGGCAGCGAAGGCATCCCGCACCGTGCCAGAGTATTCACAAGCGACCAGTACCCTCACGGCTGCTTCTCGCCAAAAAACTCCGTGAGCAGCTTGATCGTCTCATATCGAGCGCCGGGAGCGCCATCTCGAATGGCCTTCACGGTGTTGTAGGAAAGGCCGGTGGCCTTGACGATCTCGGGAATATCAGCCCCGGCAAGTCGGGCGCGAATCTCTTCGATGGATAGCATGGTCATTCTCCTGTGTGCGAGGATTGCAATTTTTTCTATTGCACGCATTTCAGAAATATGCAATAAGCCATTCCGTTGAGAGGAAAGGAGTTGCCATGAGCAGCAACGTAACGGGCCTTTGCGGGGCCTGGCTTCAAGCCAAAAGCCGCGAGGATGAAGCCAAAGCGGCCCGCATCAAGATCGAAGACGAAATCTCCCAGGCACTGGACGCAAAGGACGAAGGCTCGATTACGCACAAGGTCGAGCCGTACAAGGTGACGCTCAGCCAGCCGATCTATAGAAAGGTGGACATGGGCGTCTGGGAGACCATCAAGGGCTTCATTCCGATGGAGGCGTGGCCGCTCAAGATGAAGGTTGAGGTAGACGATACCGGATGCCGCTGGTTGATGGAGAATCGGCCTGACCTCTGGAAGATCGCCGCAACGGCCATCACCGCAACGCCGGGAAAGATCGGCGTCAAGGTGGTGAAGTCATGATGGCAATTGATCTTTATGAACTGGCGGAATCGCTCCAGAACGCACGCGATCATGTCGTGGTTGCCAAGGGCGACAAGATTAACCGCAACTATCATCTGCGCTGCGCCATAGAGAATGTGCGCGAGGCAATGAAAATGCTTGGGCTTAAGGAGGTTGGAAACGATGGCAATTGATCTCAAGAAACTGGAACGACCGCGAGGGCAACGACCCATCATCGCCACCTTCTTTGGTGAGGGTGGCATGGGCAAGTCAACGCTCGCGGCGATGTTCCCGAGGCCGGTGTTCATCCGCACCGAAGATGGCACGGCTTCGCTTGCCGGCAATGACGAGGTGATGCTCTTTCCGCTGGTCTCGTCCAGTCAGGAGGTGCTGGATCAGATCGAGGCATTGGCAACGCAAGAGCACGAGTTCAAGACGCTGGTGCTCGACAGCATCACGCAGCTGGGCACGCTCATCGAGCATGAGATCGTTGCCGCCGATCCCAAAGCCAAGAGCATCAATCAGGCCGGTGGCGGTTACGGAGCGGGCTACAACACCGCTGCCGAGAAGCACCGGCAGGTGCGGGAATGGGCTGGCGCACTGGCCTACGAACGCGGCATGAACGTTGTCTTTATCGGTCATGCCGATACTGAAACGCTAGACCTGCCCGACTTCGATCCGTTCGCCAGATACACGGTTCGGATGCACAAGCGATCCTTGCCCCACTATACCGATAACGTGGACCTAGTGGGGCTGATCCGGCTCAAGACATACGTTCGAGGTGATGGCGACAAGAAGCGGGCGATCTCGACGGGCGACCGGGAAATCATCTGCTTCCCGCAAGCCTCAAGCGTGACCAAGAACCGCTTTAACATCACCCAGCCATTGCCGTTCACATTCGAGGGCGGCAACCCTTTTGAAGCCTTTGTAGCAAAGTAGGAGAAGAGAATGAGACTGAATGGATTCGATGCGAATGTCGTGGAACCGAGTGCGCCACGCGAAGTCATCCCGGCTGGCAAGTACAAGGCCGTGATCACGAAGTCGGAAGAGCGCCCCACCAAGGCACAGACCGGCTCGATGCTGGTGCTCACCTGCCAGATCATCGAAGGGCCGCACCAGGGCGTCAGCCTGATGGACCGGCTGAACCTCAACAACCCCAACAAGACGGCGGAAGAGATTGCCCAGCGCACGCTCTCGGCCATCTGCCGGTCGGTTGGTGTGATGATGCCGAACGAGAGTTCGGACCTCCACGACAAGCCGCTGATGATCACTGTCAAGGTCAAGCCCGCAGAGGGCAACTATCAGGCATCGAACGAGATCGCCGGATATGAGCCGTGCGAAGTGGGGACACCGGCTGCTGCACCTGCGGCGGCTGCGGTGCCACCCTGGAAGAAGAAGTGATGGACAGGCTTATGCGGAAAAAAGAAGTCCTTGCTGCTATCGGCATGAAAGCAACATGGCTTCATTGTGAAGTGAACTCAGGCCGATTTCCAAAGCCTGTGAAAGTTGGAGCGCGCGCGGTTGCTTGGCGGCGATCAGACATAGAGAAATGGCTCAACGCAAGAACTTATGTTCTTGTTAGCAATTGGAAAGATGATCGCTAAAGCAATGGCAAAGCGGGGCGGCTTCATTAAAAGATGGGGTCGCCCCAACTATCAAGGGAGGATACATTGACAACCGACACCTATGCAATCGAACGCTTCATGAAGCAGCAGCTAGACGGCAACTTCTGGAGTTTCGATGTCGAAGGCCGCATCGTCTGGAACGATGTGCCAGTTGACTATATGCCGCAATTCAAACGCTACACATGGACCGATGGAGAAGAAGATCGGCCAAAGACGCAAATGATGCGCCGCGATTGGTCGATGGATGACTTCCGGCGGATCGAGAAGCTGCGGATCAAGAGGCGATTCTGGAATCAAATTGCCAAGAACTTCGGCGCAAGCGAAACGGCTACGAGCGACTTTTACAAGCGCATCATTGCCCAGCAAAACGAGAACATGACGAAAGAAGTCACAATCAGGCGGATGAAGATCATCAAGTGGATGCACGACGAAGGCTGCAATGCAAAAGCAATCAGCATGTTTATGCACTATGATCGAATGATGATCGAGAGCATCACCGGGAGGGAAGAGGAATGAAACTCGACATGACATCGCCAATCGTAAAGGCGATCTATCAGCGTTACGAAGACAACCGCCGCAACGCACACAGGCCGCATCTTGGCGGATCGCAGATCGGCAACGCTTGCGTTCGTGCGCTTTGGTATCAGTTTCGGTGGACCTATACAGAGAAGCACGAAGGCCGCATCTTGCGCCTCTTCGAGACGGGAGAGCGCGAGGAACTGCGGGTGATCCAGAACCTGCGCGCCGCCGGATGCACCGTCTGGGATCGCGATCCGGCAACAGGCCAGCAGTTCCGATATACAGCGCACCACGGGCATTTCGCCTTGAGCCTGGACGGAGTGGTCGAAGGCTTGCCTGATAGCACGCAGCCACACACGCTCGAAGTGAAGACCATGAGCGACAAGTATTTTAAAGTGCTGTGCAACCTCGGCGTCGAGAAGGCGAAGCCGGTCTACTATGCACAGTGCCAGATCGGAATGCACTTGAGTGGGCTGGATCGCTGCCTGTTCATTTCGGTCAACAAGAACACCGACGAGATTTATGCCGAGCGGCTCAAGGTCGATCATGACTTCGCAGGTGATTTGCTGTTCAAGGCTCAAGAGATCATTTTTGCAGATCGACCACCGCTGGGCATCAGCAATGATCCGGCATGGTTCGAGTGCAAGTTCTGCCCGTATCATTCGATCTGCCACGGCGATGATGCAGCGGAACTGAATTGCCGCACTTGCGCCTTCTCGACATCGTGCATTGATGGAGAATGGACATGTGAGAGGCACAAGAAGGCACTCGATGAGATCGACCAGCGCAGCGGCTGCGGTGATCACATATACAATCCGGCGCTAGTGAAGCTGCCGGTGCATGACAGCGGCGAAGACTGGATCGATTACATCAACGAAGACGGCGAGATCGTGAGGAACAAGGGCAGGGAGTTTAGCGTTAATTCATGATCCAGCCATTTTTAATAGGCGAAGGATGGATGCACATGCTGGACGGCGATCCGTCTTGTCGGGAAATTTTTGACCGTCATTACAGCAGATATGTCTACGCAGATGGCCGTAAGCCCAAGCTGTTCGTGGGGCCAGGTGAAAAGATGGTTTTAATGCAGGCCGATGGGCAGGCACTATGCGTCTGGCGGAAATTCATCAGCGGCAACGGGCAGCAGGGCGTCAATTGCGCTATCTACCGGAATGAAAGCGAAAGGAAGGCTTCCGAAATGTTG